ACACGGCTGATCCTACTGACGCTGGTACTGGTGCTGAGTGTTCTGGTGGGTCTTACGCCCGTCAGGCTATTACTTTCAATGCCGCTCACGCTACAGCAGGTACTATAGACAACTCGTCTGTGGAGGAGTTCACTAACATGCCTGCTTGCACTGTTACTCATATAGGTGTGTGGGATGCGGCTTCTTCAGGGAACCTTTTATTCTTTGGTGCGGTTACTGCATCTAAAGCTGTTGGTGCTGGGGACACGATTTCGCTTTCGGCAGGTTCACTAGACATAACTTTGGCTTAGTACGATGGCTACTAATTATCCAACTTCTTTAGATTCTGCTACTCAACAGCCTTCGCCGGCTTCGACTACGGACATGGACGCTTCGGGTTATGAACATGATGTGGTTCACACGAATCACTCCGGTGCGCTTATTGCTTTGGAGACAAAACTTGGTATAGGTACGTCTGCGGCTTCGGGTGCTTCTGATGGTCATGTGATGACTAGGCAGGCTGATGGGTCTACAGCGTGGGAAGCTATTCCTGCGGCGGCAACACCTACAGCTATTACGGTAGCTGACACTACTGACACGACTTGTTCGGTGGCTTTGTTTGAATCCGCTACAGGTGACCTTGCTCCTAAGACTGATGGTGGGGCTACTTACAATGCTGGTACTGGTACTTTAACTGCGACTGCTTTCGCTGGTGCTTTGACAGGTAACGTGACTGGCGATACTTCGGGTTCGTCTGGTTCCTGCACGGGGAATGCCGCTACGGCTACTTCAGCGGGTGTTGTGACAACTGCCGCTCAGAGCAACATCACTTCGCTTGGTGCTTTAACCGGATTGACGGTTGGTTCGGATGGTTCCGGCGGGGATGTAACTTTTCATTCTGATACTGCTGGTGACGCTTTCTTATGGGATTCAAGTGCTGAATCTTTGACGATAACAGGAACTAACGCCCAGACCGCTTTGGCTGTCGCTGACGGTAATGTGACTATGGCTGACGATCTTACTGTGACAGGTGATATTGTCGGCGGGAGTGTAGTAGCTCCTATAGCGATCAACGCCCAGACAGGGACGACTTACACTTTTGTGATCGGTGACGCTGGTAAGCTTGTTACTTCTTCTAACGGTTCCGCTCAAACGTTTACGGTTCCTCCGAACTCAGGGGTTGCTTTTGTTGTGGGTACTCAGATCATTGTTCAGAACATTGGTTCAGCTAACTGCACCTTGGCTCAAGGGTCGGGTGTGACGATAACGTCTGTTGATTCCTCGAAAGAGATCGACGGTCAATACGCTTCTGCATGTTTGATTAAAACTGCCACTGATGCTTGGACACTTATTGGTAAGCTAGCTTAATAAAGGGGGCTTAAAATGTCTTTTAACCCACTTATTATAGGGTCGATACAAGAATCCGGTGCGGGCGGTCCTCTTACTGCAACGGGTGGCACTGTCACCGACTACACTGAAAGCGGCACTAAGTATCGGAGTCATAAATACACGGCTACTTCTACTTTTGAAGTTACTTCCGCTGGCGCTGGTTTAGTTGACGTTCTCGTAGTAGCAGGCGGCGGGGCTGGTAGCGGAAATGATTCCAACCATGGCGGAGCCGGTGCTGGAGGGTTAACTGCTTCAACTGGTCAAGCTGTCACGGTCGATACTTACACAATTACTGTTGGGGCAGGAGGTACGGGCGGTAACCGTCCCGGTTTTGGAGCCCCCGCTACAGGAGGATCGACTTCTTCTGCGGCTTTAGAAAGCACTGTTTCTTGTAGTGGTGGCGGTCCCGGTGGAGGTAACTCTTCTGGAGGGTCACAACTCAACGGTGGTTCAGGTGGTGGAACAGAAAATGGTAACACTCCCGGTACTGGTGTAGGTGGACAGGGTTACGCAGGCTCCGCTGGTGCTAATGTTTCATCGTTCCTTTCATATCTTCATGCTTGTGGAGGTGGTGGTGGAGGTGCCGGTAGTGCTGGCACGGCTGGATCAATGAGTTCTAGTGGTGGTACAGCGGGTTCCGGTGGTTCAGGTGTTGCGAATACCTATTTTGATGGCACTAGCGACACGTATGCAGGTGGCGGAGGTGGTACCCCTCATCGGTTATGGAGTAGCAGTGTGCTTAACGGAGGGCCGGGCGGTTCGGGTGGCGGCGGTAACGGTTCCACCATATACGGTGGTAGTGGTAGTACTACCATATTAGGTACCGCAGGTACTGATGGTCTTGGCGGTGGTGGCGGTGGCGGTCACTCAGGAGCCGCAGGATTAGATGGTGGAGATGGGGTTGTGGTTATCCGCTACCCTTTCGAGTGGTGATGTAATGGCTTATTTTGCTGAAATAGACGACACTAACACCGTGATTCAAGTTCTTGTAATTGAAGATAAGGTTTTAGAAAAAAAACAGATTTTAAATACAGGAGAAATTATCACTGAAGATAGTCAAAAAGGTGTTGACTTTTTGAATGACATGTTCCCAGACTCAGGTACATGGATTCAATCGACGAAAGGTACCCGTGGGGGTGTTCATTACGGTTCAGATGGTGAACCTGACGGTGGAAAAGTTTTACGTTACAATACTGCCAATATAGGAGGTACTTACGATCCTACGGCTGATGCTTTTTATTCTCCTAATCCTTACCCTTCTTGGTCTTTGGATGAGAATTTTATCTGGCAACCTCCAACTCCGATGCCTGAAGATGATAAAGCGTATGATTGGAATGAAGAAACACAAACATGGGATGAAGCATGAGTTTTAATCCTTTAATAATCGGTTCGATACAAGAATCTGGTGCAGGCGGATTCGAGTATTCACATACGGGTTCTCCGTCTGATAGCACTTACTCAGATAGTGGTACCACGTATCGGGCTTTGGTTTGGACTTCTTCAGGTTCTTTAACAATTGCAGGAGCATCAAAAGATGTTCAATACTTGCTTATAGCCGCTGGGGGTGGTGGTGGAGGTGCCGCCGCCGGTGGTGGTGGAGGCGCTGGTGGTATGCGTGAAGGAAGCGTCACAATAAATCCGGGTACTTTAACAGTTACAGTCCCATCTGGGGGTGCAGGTGGTGCAAATGTTACAAGCGCTTCACAAGCTTCTGCTTGTTATTTAGGTGCGGCAGGTCAACAATTTGAAGAAGGTTGCACTGGTGGCGGCGGCGGTGCGTACTCAGCTAGTGGTGGTTCTGGTGGCTCTGGTGGTGGCGCAGGTGGGGTTGGTGCTTACTGGGGTGGCTACTCTGGCGGTACGGCAACTTCTGGGCAGGGTAACGCTGGCGGGGGTGGCGGTGAATGGACTTCTCAAGCTGGCGGTGGTGGCGGCGGCAAAGGCGGTGCAGGTACTGGCGGCAGTGGGTCTAGTTATATCGGAGGCTTCGGGGGCGCTGGGGGCTACACCACTTACGTAAATGGTGTTAATACAGTCTATGCAGGTGGTGGCGGTGGTGGTTTAAAAACTTCGGCAGGTACAAGGGGTTTGGGAGGTACTGGCGGTGGAGGCGCTGGCGGTCACGGAACTGGCATTACGGCTTCGCAAGGTAGCACATATGGTGCTGGCGGCGGTGGCGGCGGTGATAACGGTGGCAGTTACAAAGTAGGTGCCAACGGATATCAAGGGATAGTTGTTGTCAGGTGGGTTGAGTAATGGCTAACTTCGCTGAACTAGACGAAAACAACATAGTCGTTAATGTACTTGTAGTTGCTGACGATATTACTACGATTAATGGTGTAGAAAATGAACAGTTAGGAGTCGATTTCCTAAACGACCTATTCCCCGATTCAGGGACTTGGATTCAAACTTCGTATAACAATAATATTCGTTTCAATTACGCAGGAATAGGCCACACCTATGATGCTGAGAATGATACTTTTTATGAGCCACAACCTTACCCTTCGTGGACGTTAGATGAAAATTTTATGTGGCAACCACCAAATCCGATGCCTGACGATGACAAGTCTTATGAATGGAACGAAGAAACACAAGCATGGGATGAAATAGAATTGGATGGTGAATAATGGCTGTTGATTATCGAATTAGTTCAGACTACAGATCAGGCACACACAACTATTCACGGCACGTATTCGGTGACGAAAAAACACAAGGTTACAGAAGCGACTGGGATTACCGGAAAACTTTACAAACTTATACAGGTAGAACCAATCATCCTATCGCGGCGGCTATAACAAGCACTGCTTCTGTAGTCACAGGTATTGACATGGAAAGCGCTTTAAGTACGTCGCTTTCTTCTTCAGCTTCGATAACGGCTGTTATCGTAGAGGAAGCTTCTATAGCTTCAGCAATTTCGGGTTCTGCTTCTGTAAGTACAGCTATTAAGTTTGAGGCTTTCATTGCTTCTGCTTTGACAGCGACAGGTTCAGAGGTAACGGTTCTTATTGAAGAGGCTTCTATAGCGTCTGCTCTTACGGCAACGGCGACTGTTTCAGCGGCGCTGGTTCACGATCAGCCTATAACATCTTCGCTTTCAGCAGTATTATCGACAGCTACTCTTATCATTGAGGAAGCTTTAATAGCGGCGGCTTTAACTTCGACAGCTAGTGTGACTACTGTCATTCGGTTAAAATTCCCTCAACCTGCTGTCACACTCTCGAAATCTTTACACCATGATGTTACTCTTGAAGTAACGTCTTAGGAGATTTAATGGCAACATACGATAACGGAGATCAGGTACGTGTAACTGGGAATTTCACAACTGCGGGAACATTAGCTGACCCTACAGGAGATGCGGCAGGTGTGACTATTACTTGGCGTAAACCTTCAGGTGGGACAGATGCTAATCCTTCAGCTACAAAAAGTTCAACAGGTATCTATTATGTTGACCTGACTTTAACTGAGGCAGGTGTGCATACAGTAAAATTCCAAGGGGATGAAGGAGTTATAGCGGCGAGTATTGTAGAGTTGGAAGTACAACCGTCAGTATTCGATTAAATGGCTAACGCATCAAAAGACAAAGGTATCCTTAACAGGAAAGTATTCTTAGAATCATTAGAGAATAATGGTAAAGTCGGTGATGCTCTTATAGCTACTGGGGTGACACGATCCGCTTACGAGAAGTGGAGGCAAAGATTCCCAGACTTCGCCGCAAAAGCTGATGCTATACGACTCAACTTTCATAATGAGAAGCCTGATAAGGAAACACCAGCATTTGAGCATTTCAGGAATGAATACTTCGGGCATATGTCCCCGTGGTTTCATCTACGCGCTATAGACGCATACGAAAACACACCTCCGGGAAACATTACACTTATCCTATGGCCACCTGAACACGGTAAAACAACACTTGCTGAGGATTATTTCTGTTACAAACTTGCAACAAACCCTGAGTTTCGTATCACAGTAGGTTCAGAGGGGCAGGATATGGCTAGGAAAATCCTTGGTCGTATCCGTACTCGTATGGAACCAACTGGTCCATTCCCGTTGTATGTAGCGAAATATGGTCCTTTTGTTCCACAGAATGCGTCTGGTAGAAAAACTGCACAAGCATGGGGAGCGGATTATTTCAACGTCTTCAAAAAGTCTGCACACGATGAGCGTGACTATTCGATGGTTTCTTTAGGGTGGAGATCGAAGATTGCTGGTACACGTACTGACCATCTGCACATTGATGATATCCAGTCTCGTGTGTCGTTGAACCTGACTGAACAGATGTTCGAGATTTTCCGACAGGACTGGTTGACACGTCCGGGTGAGAATGGTCGAACAAGCATTAATGGTACTCGTGTGGGTGAGGATGATTTCTATCAGAGGATTATGACTGAGATAGATGAAGATATTCTTAGAGTCATCCGTTTCCCTGCCATAGTACAAAACGGTGACGACGAACCTGAACCTTTATGGCCGGAGATGTTCTCTATGGAAGCTCTCGACAGGATTAGACGCAAGGTTGGTGAAGAGGCATGGTCACGTAACTACATGCAGGAACCTACAAGTTCTTTAGCGGCGACGTTTGATGATGAATCTATTAAGAAATGTTTGAATCCGTTACGTTCCACGTTGCATGATCCTCCTAAAGACTGCACTGTTTACATCGGTGTTGACCCTGCGTTGGGTGGAATGAATTGTGTCATGGCGGCTACACCGCATGAAGGTAAGTTGAAGATACTTTTCTTACGTGAGGATCAGGGATTAACTAGAAACGAGCAGATACTTCAGGTAGTGGAGGAAGCAGTTTTACGCTGTCAGAAGAACGGTGCGACTGTATCTGATGTGGTTATTGAAGCGATGGTGTTTCAGAAAGGGTTGTCTCGTGATGAACGTCTTATTGAGATGACTGAACGGTATGGGTTCAGAGTCAGGGAACATCTGACAGGTGTGAACAAATATGATGAAACTATTGGTATACCTTCTATGGCTTTGTCGTTCATGCGCGGGGAGATAGACATAGCTTACGCTGATGATCCTGTCACTAGACATCAAGCTGATGAGCTTATAAGACAGCTTAAATCATGGCGACCTCTGATAAGAGGCACGAAATTGAGGCAAGATAGGGTGATGGCGTTGTGGTTTATATGGATTCTTTGGAGACAAAGAAAGCAAGCTTTTGACGTAGACTCTTCACAATTTAACTTTCAGGCACTACCTTATAATAAGACACGTTCTAAAATTGGAGCATATTAGTGGCGTATTCTTTTGAGGAAATAGTCGGAATAGTCCGACAGAGACAAGACATTCAGTCGCCTTTGTTATCAAAGATGATTGATATTAAAGACAGGTATAACGGCGATTATGTTATACCGCTTCCTTCTATGGACGAAGAACCTGTTCTTCCACCATTAACTCCTGCTTTAATATCTGAGAACATTGATGCTGTAGCTCAAAGAGCCGCATCAGTAACCCCGTATATAGGTTGCCCTGCTGTTGACCCTAGCAAAGAACGTGGTAAAAGATCGAGACAATACGCTGATATTCGTAAACGTGCGCTTGCCGCTACTTGGTATCAGAACAAATACAAGTTAAAGATGCGTCGCGCTTATCGGCATCTCGCTGGTTATGCGACTACTGCTCTTGTAGTAAACCCCGATTTTAAAACAGGTATGCCTAAGATAGAGGTTCGTGACCCACTTGGCGTTTATCCTGAACCATCCGCGGCTGAGAATTATGATATTCCACGCAACTGTGCTTTCGTGTATGGCAAATCAGGTGATTGGTTAAGAGCTAACTATCCTGCTTCACGAGATGAGAATGGTGGACCGATAGCATCCGATAACAATGCACGGCAAGAACTATGGGATTGCTGTGAATGGATAGACGAGGAAGATATCGTCATCGGAATAATGGGACCACGTTACAATCATTTCAACCAATCATACCCTTATCACAGCACACAGTTGGAACTGTCAAGGTATAAGAATCTCGCAGGGATGCCTTGTGTGATAACTCCGGGTCGTGTCACATTAGATAAAATTTCTTCTTCAGTATCGAACGTCGTTGGGATGGTCGATCTTATGGCAAAACTAATGGCACTTGAACTCATAGCCCAAGAGAAAGCAATCTTCCCAGATCGCTACATCATCGGACGTTCAGGGCAAGTACCGATGATAGTAGGAGGTGAATGGAAAGATGGTAGGGAAGGCGAGGTCAATGTTCTCCTCGACGCGGAACAGATCGGAGAGCTTAGAGGATCACCTGACCAGAATACGAACATCGCCATTGATAGGCTCGAACGTAACGCCCGCGTATCGACAGGTACGGTTCCCCAAATTGGGGGAGAGAGTTATGGCGCTCTTCGCACTGGTAGGGGCATTGACGCTCTTATGGGTGCCGCTCTTGATCCAAGGATACAAGAACTTCAAGAGATCATGGAAGGACATCTTCCCCATCTAAACGAATGCTTATTCGCCACGTACAAAGGGTACTGGGGAAGCAAAACAATATCTACATTCACTGGTTACGCAGGCGACTTTGGACAAGTCGAGTTCACACCTGATGAACATTTTGAAACGTATGACAACGTAGTATCTCACTCGGTTCCGGGAGCGGATGTTCAAGGTACAACTATTCAGCTTGGACAGTTGTTGCAGATGAAAGGTATCAGCCTTTCGACATTCAGAACAAAGCATCCGTTTATTGAAGATCCTGAAGCTGAAGGCAGAAGGGTTGACGAGGAACAATTAGAGGAAGCTGTTATGGTTGCTATACAACAGCAAGCTGTTCAGGGTGCGTTGCCTGTAATTTATATATCTAAAATCGAGAAGTATCGTAAAAAAGGATTAGATATTTTTGAAGCTATAGAAAAAGCTGATGAGGAGATTAGAGAAATGCAAGCGGCGCAAGCCCCTCCTCCTGACGCAGGACAAGCCATGTCACCTGAAGAAGCGATGGGTCTTGCTGGTCCACCTCAAGCAATACCACCTGAAGCGATGGGAGAAGTTGGACCTGCGGCTCCGCAAAATGTAGCACCTGAACAAGCAGTAGCTGAAATGCAAGCGGCATTAGCGGCAGGTGGCTGATGGCTAGGACAGCACCTAAACCTAAAATAGATAAAGCTGGTGGGACTCAACCTGCGGCTACTTCTCCTGATGTTGTATATGGACAAGGTGTGCAAAATATTGAGGCACAAAACGAAATAGGTATACCAGATAATAGAGGGATACCAACTAATACTCCTCCTCAGCCTGTGTTGAAAGGGCCAGAAGGAGTTATTTCTACTGGCGCTCCGCAAGCTTCACCTGATGCTTTGCAAGCGGCACAAATGTATAATCCGCAGACGATGGCTATGAACGCTATGGATGATGATCCGACTTTAGATGTAACTGCTGGTTTGTATAGGACTTTGGATTCTGCACAGTTTAGGCAAGATCAGAAAGTTACTGCTGTTAAGAAAAGGTTACTTGCAGGTTTAGCAGATGCACAGAGCGAAGTGTTGCAATCATTAGGTTCGCACATTAAGAGCCGCCAAACGTTATGAGTATAGACGAAGATGTATGGGGTGGGGGTGGTTCCACCAGTGGTGGTGGGGGTGGTATTAGCAGACCACCTCCTTCTTCGCCTTCTGGTGGGTCTAATGATGAAGAGCAAATTATGTTTAATAAAAGGTTGCAACTTTTATCAGACGCGGGTGCTGGGGGTTTGTTTCAGTTAGATAACGATATTTTAATTGACTTGATTCTCAACACACAAATAAGTGATGGTGAGATGCTTGAAAGTTTTTATTCTGCTTTAGATGAAACTCATAAAACTACAGCCGTTGATTATTTAGGTGGGATGAAAAAAGAATCTCAACATTTCTTTTGGAATGCTTTGCCTTCTGGTACACAAAATGAATTAACCCAATTCGGGTATGAGTTGCCTAAGAAAGACAAAATTGATTTTTGGAATCCGTGGGATTGGAAAGATTATTTTGACGAAGAAGTAGGTTCAGAATTTAAGAAACGTGGTTTGAATGCTTTAAATCCTTGGAATATGATTACAAGCCCGAAAGAGTATTTTGGTGCGGCGGCTTCAACAATCGCTAAAGCTCCTTGGCTTCCTATTACTGGAACAATATCGTTGATTGGTGCAGGTGCTAGTTGGCTTCCAAGATGGGCTATAGAACAAATAGACGCAGGGTTTCATAGAGGCCGACATGGTTTAAGAGGGTTCGCTCTTGGGCATGAGGAAATGGGCAGTTGGAAAGATTTGTACAAACCTTTTGTGGGTATTGTTAAACACTGGGATAACGCTAAATACGCAGAGACAACATACTCGGATGAAACTATTAATGCTATTAAAGACCAGTTGCAAGATGAAACATTATACGAACAGCTTCTTTACACCCAAAGATACGGTGATATATCTGAAGGGATTTTCAGATATTACTTAGATGAAAATGGTGGGGATCAGATAGAAGCACGAAAAAATATGGAAAAGTTTTTGGCAAGTGGTGTTTTAGCATCTACGTCTTGGCGTGGCGCTGAAAGATACGCTATGGCCGGCACTGTTTCTTATGGCGGTGTGTTCGCAGAAGAGTTAGATCGTTTTATTTTAAATCTTCCACCTGCACTTGGTGGTGCTAGACAAGATGAACTTTGGGGTATGTTCGAGGGTTTATCAGACACTTCAAGAAATCATTTCGGAGGGTACGGTACAGAATATTATGATGAAGAAGCTAGAGAATGGATTCAAGGCGATGCGATAATACGAGGCCAAGAGTATTACGGTGATCGTGATACGGCTCTTGGCGAAGCGAATCGTTTTTGGACAGGAGCAAGAACAAGCGTTCCTTTAACTATGGAGATCATTGGGTCTATAGCTTTTGATCCAACTAACGCTGGGTTAGTAGGTATAGCTAAAATTAGGAATGCTCGTTCTGCTATTATGATGCGTTCCAAAACGACACTTGAAGGTTACGCAGGTGCGGTTAGATCAGAACGTGAAGCGGCTTCTGCGATACGTGCGTTAGATGAATTAGAAGGTGCTTTAGACGTAGGCGTACCTCTTGGTGAGGCTGTTGCTGATGCCGGAATGACTTCTCGTTTAACTAGAGGTATTTTTAATGGTACTGATGGTTCAAGAAAATCTGTTAAAGGTGTGCTTAAAGAATGGGCTAAACAACATGGTGATACTTTTTTCAGAAACACATCTGTATGGAGAAAAGAAGAGCTTCGTTCTATAGGCAGGAAAGTAGATCAGATCACTGGAGCTTTCCGTAAACATGAAATATGGTTAAAAGAACAATATAAGTTGCAGGCGCTTGGTCAACCTGCTTTCCAATCAGCATCTCCACTTATTACAGATCTTGTGAGAGCAGACCCTCGGTTTGAAAGCGTTATAGAAATTATGGCGAAATTCCATGAAGGGCGAAAGTCAGTTCAAGGCACACAAGATCTGACAACAGTACAAGTTATAGACGAGATGGGTGATATTGTTAGCAGTAAGAGAATTTATGTCGATCCTAGTGATGTAAAAGTACCTGTTAGCAAACCGGGACTTGACGAGTGGGATGGCTGGTGGGATTTCTTAACTGAGATAGATGGTTTCGCTGTAATGTCTCTGGGGTTGAATCAACGTCATCAAAACTTGATGTACTTCCCTCGTATTTCATGGGGTGCGATAGGAAAGAATCGTGCTTTTCTTTCACGTAGAAAGTTCATGGCGAAAGGCGACAGTTTAGAAGGTTTACGTGGAGGGCTTTGGGCTGAGTCGCTTATACGTAATGAGGGTATAAGTCAACGATTGTTAGGTGACGTTATTTATGCTGAACTTCAAACAGGAAAGTTTGGTGATCAATTAAAAACACTTACCCATGATGAGATTTGGTCAGCGACAGTACGACCACAATATTTTGAAGAACACGCTACGACGCTTGCAGAGAAATGGCAATTAAGCCGTAGTGAAGTAGATGTTTTACAAGAGCTTATTGTAACTCAACGAAATGCGGCAACATCGAAACTTTATGAAATGTATGAATCAGTTGTTTTAAAAGGTGACGATCTTGACGATTATATAAAAGCCAATTTTGGTGACGCTGAGTTAGCTCAAATTATGAAAGACAATTGGGTGCATATAGATGAGTATTGGAGAAGCCATATTGTAAAACATGGTAAACCTGTTTTCAATGAGGAAACTGGCAAACTAATGTACGCTCCGAACTGGTGGAAAGGTTGGGGTCGTGAAGGAAAAGCTTATGTTGAAAGAAGAAGACGTAGTTTACTACCTGACGCTAACGGTGTAGAGAGTGAACATTTATTAAGATTTCCTACCGAGGTTACTAAAACAACTACTAAAACTTGGGATGAACTTTTTCATTCTGGTATAGATGTAGGTAAAGTACGACACAATTTGAACGCTTCAAAGATCAACACTCCTGACGAGTTGATGCAGTTATTGGAATCTCAAGGAACTAGATGGGTTGCTGAAGAATTAAAAATGTCTGTTAAAGATTTGAAATCTTTTATAAAGAACGATCTTCATCTTTATTACGCAGAAAATAAAATGTATAACGCCGCTGGTAAACTTCGAGATTTTGGACTTGCAGTTGCTTATCAGACAGCGTACAAACCTTTGCAATGGTCAGGGTTCTTCTTTAAGAACGCACCTTCAAAAAACACTATAGATGTAGGTGTAGATTTTCTGAATAATCACGACCAAGTAACTGAACTTAAAGCGTTAGTTGATATGGGAACATTAGGTGGAGTCCCAACAACTGTGATCGACCAATATTTGACTCGTTTTATTTTTGGTACAGAAGGCGAACGCATGAATATCATCAACGAATTTTTGTATGATGTCATGGGCAGGTCAGGTGGTTTCGCATACGGCAGAAAG